TGTAATAGAGACCACACTAAAGATACAACAGTCGACAGACTCTCCTTGATGTTTTTTAAGATCATATAAATACTCCTTTCTTACCTTACAATATATAGGAGGAATGTCCGCATTTAAATATGCCATTTAACATTTCCATCTACGTCTTGCTTGTCTTAATCTTGAATTAGGATCCTTTGCAGCTTTAGGAAATTTTTTCATTTGACCTGCACTTCTTGCACAGTATGATTTTCTTCTAGCTGCTCTTTTCTTTCCTGGATTATCTTCTGTTACTGCAGTAGATAATTTACTTCCTGGATTTTTTCTTCTATAAGCCGCAACTCCTGCTGCAGTCATTCCAGCTCCACTTTTAGTAGATCTAAAATTCTTTTTGTTTCTAGGTGGCATGCCACCTTTCTTTAATTCGATTATATCTGCGTAATAATCTAAATCCATCTTATGTAAATGTAATAGTTACACCTGCAGTATTAGCTATAGTTGCATGAATACCATCTTCAAATAAAATTCCATTACCGGGTAAATACATATCTAATCCTTCAGTATCAAATAAGTATGTTGCAATCACATCTCCTGTTGCTCCACCCGATCTAAATATAATAGATGCATCTGTAGCGCCTTTTCCTTGAATAGAAGTTAATCTAGTTCTATTTGTTTTACCTGTACCACCAACGGCTACCATTTGAGCTGTAGCTGTTGCGTGAGCGACCGACTGGTCTGATGAAAAACTTGAACCACCCATTATCCGTTACTCCCTGTTAAATTAGGACCAGAGTATTTATCTGTTAATAATGTATAAGCTGTAATATTTGTTTTTGTTTTACAAAAAATTCCTTTAGGAAATAAAATTCCATCATCTGGAAAAGAAAAATTAACTAAATCTCCAGAAGGCACATCTGCTATAAACAAAGTATCTCCAGAATTTGAAGTTGTTGTTAATTCTAAGACTCCTGCTCCAACACCATCGCTAGAAACAATAATTCCTTTAAGTCTTATAGGTTGTGAAATAATTGCGGCTGCTCCTGCAGCTGCAGTTGATCTTGTAGCTTGTATATCGCCTTTAAACATAAATCTCCTAGTTCGTGGCTCCCGAAGGAGCCACTAATTATTTATTACGCTGCAAATGCAAATGCACCAGTAACAGCTGCTGCTGCACCAGTCATTTCAGTTGCAATGTGCCATGTACCATCTTCAAAACACATAAAAGCAATTTTGCTTCCAGTTGTAAAACAGTTTGTTGCCGCGTCAGCTGGTGTGAAAACTAATTGTGTTTCACCTGCTGTTGAAGTGTCAAAAGTAACTTCATTTGCTGCTCTTGATTCTATTAAAGAACCAGTCGCCCAAACGTCAGATCCTGCTGCATTAAAAGTTAGAGTAGCAGTTCCGCCAGCTGTATCTTTAGCTTGAACATAAACTGCGATTGCACCTTTAGTTGCTGCTGGTAAAGCTACAGCACATGCTGCTGCACCTGTGTAGTTTACAGTTGCAATAATTCCATCAGCGATAGAAATATTTGCTGCTGTTGCTGTGTCAGCTAAAAGTAAACCTGTAAGATCAGGCATACCTGAACTCATTCTTGTTGTGATTGCACCTGTTGATGCATTTTTTGTAGCCATTTGAAAGCCACCTTCAGAACGTACTGGTCCTGAAAAAGTAGTTGATGCCATAATTTTCTCCTTTGTATAGCGTTCGTTATGTAGTCTCTATACCGTCTGCCTAGCCAGTCTACATAATAATTATTTTTCTAGGTATTTTTATTATACACAAAAAAAGGGGCAGTGTGAACACCGCCCCTTTTAAGTAATACTAATTGTATTATTTATTAACTAGTTGGTAGATTTCCGTTACCAAATATTGCTCTAGGATCTGAGAATCCAAAAGAATATCTTTCTCTAGCTTTAAATCTTACGTTACCAGTATCGAAGTCACCTTCAATCGCAGTTTTGATTGGTGATCTAACAAAGTGTTTTAACCCGTTAGGAACATCAGTCATTAGGAAGAAAGAATCAGTATCAGTTAAGAAATTGTTAACTGAGTACCCTTCTGGAACCATTCCCATTGAAGCGATTGCGTTGATATCGTTATCAGCTGTTCCAACTCTTTGAGGAGTTTTCATTAATCTCTCAGCAGTGAATTGTAATTCTTTTGGAATTATCATCTTTCTACCTTGAGATGCGATTCTTAGACCTCTTTCGTCTACGAATCCAGCGATGTCGATTAACGACTGCTCTAGTGAAGTTTCGTTAAGGTCTGCAGCTACTGCTAGTACATTCGAGAATACACCGCCAGTAGCTAATGGGTGGTTGTTCGCTATTAACGGAACACCATCTCCACCAGTAACAGCAGCGAATTGCGCTTGGTTAAGCACGTTTGCAGCTTTAACTTGCTTCGTGTTTGACATAGATCTTGCAAGAGCTCTTGTGTATCTTGCAGCTAATCTGTCATATAGGTTATCTTCGATTGCTTCTTCAGTGATCGAAAATGCTAAAGCGATTGTTTCGTGATTGTATCTAGCTGTGAAAGTTTCACCTGCTGTATCAAACACTACTCCAGCACCCTCTTGTTTAGTTGGTGCAGAAGCGAAACCACTTAACATTACTTCTTCTTCAAAAGCTCTGTCAGATGTTTCAGTTACGAAAATTTCAGCATGCTGATTTTCGTATCTATTATATTCCAGGCCGAATAAAGCATTCAAACCTGGCTCTAGTTCTTTAACTAGTTGGGATCGTGATATTGCCATAGTATGTCTCCTTTATTACGCTATACCTGTGCCACTTCTATAGAAGTGATTGTTGATTCTAACAAGAATATTCGCATTAGCAGAACCTGTGTCAGAGTTTTCTGGATCTTGCGAGATATCGATTGCTTGTACAGCAAAAGTACTTGCAACACCTGAAACGCTAACGTCTAGTTGCTGTTTTGATATTCCTGTTTGTGTTACACCTGTTGTGTTAGTAACAGAGTAATTCTTGTACAGATCGGCTCTTGTAAAAGTCGCATCAGCATCCATTAGGAATACTGCATCTGGATCATCAATAACAAATGCTGTGATGTCCGAAGCAGCGATACCACCTGGATAGTAGTTGCTGTATGTCGGCTTTTGAGTAGTTGGGTCTGTATAAAAACATCCGTTAAAAACACCCACAACAGCATCCGAAGTATTCGGGCCATGTCTCTGAATATTTCCAGTGCCTAATGGCTCAACCATTTCACCTTGGAAAATTGCAGAAGTATAACCTGAAGCAATCGTGTATCTGTTTTGGGCTCCAACAAGAGGTGTTCCATCTAGTTTTCTGTAAGGTCTAAGACCAAACTTTTCTACTTGATTTGACATATTTGTTTTCTCCGTTTTAACAGTTTATTTTAATAACCCGGTAGGTATTGCAAAAATATTATTTTTTACGACTACCACCAAAGGTCACTCTGGACTGTCTATCAATATTGATAGGCATATCCGGGTGCTGTTCCTTCATAAGATCATTGTCTACCGCGTTCATTCTGTCTTGAGTAAGTTTTTTAAAATACTCAGCACGTGAAACCAAAATCTCCTCTGGTATCCTTGCCAGCACAAGGCCTCCAATTCCTATACACCCCTCGTATTTGCCTTCGGTATAGAAAGGATATTTATTAGTGCCGATCTCGTTTTGAACTTGTTCGACTGTAACAAAATCCCATCCTTCCCTTAATTTTTTAGATACATTAGCTGTATCCTCAAAACCTTGAACGGTAGTACGGATCCATCTGTGGGCGTAACCGTTCGGTGCGGGTGGCGCATCCAAACTGGATGGTGGAGTCCAAGCTTTTGGAGCTTCTTTCGTTGCTTTATTCTCCGACTCCCGTGAAGTTCTCTTAATTGTACTCATACTATTTATCCTCCTTCACGTATCTAGCATATTCCTCTAGTGGCACATTTAATCTTTTAGCAATCGCTACCTGTGACTTTGTGAGTTTCACAGTTCTGCGTCCTTGTTGACTACGACCAGCCGAGGCAACCGTTTGGACGGGTTTCGGTGTCTCTTTTTTTGGCTCGTCATTAGTGTTACCAAAACTCTCAGGAAAATACCTTTTAAGTCTTGAGTTAACTTCATTATAATACTCATCACTGTCTACTTCAATACCCTCTTGAGAAATATTGTTGTGTATAGTAATAGCAGCATTGGTCATGACCTCATCATTCCCGAACCACGTATTCTCCTCAGCCCATTTCTTGGCTCTAGGTGTAATTTGTGGTGCCGTTTGTGATGTTTCCGCTGTTTGAGGTGCAGCCTGTACGTTTTGTTGTTGTTTATTTTTTTCTTCTTCAGCTTTCTTTTTTTCTTCACGATTAGCCATCTCTAATCTAGCTTTTTCTTTTTCTACAGCTAATTGAGTTAGTCTATCGTTAGCTTCCATAATTTTAGAAGCGTCTTGGCTTTCGATAGCTGATTGAAGAGCTACTTTGACTTGTTCTCTTTGTGCATCTACTCTTGCATCTAATTCTTTTAGATACTGTTCGTCAGTAGAATTTAACTTTTGAACACTT